CTTGGGCCCGCTGTTCACGTCGCTGGCGGGGCCGGTGCAGTCGCTGGTGCAGACTCTGGGCACCGCACTGTCGCCGGTGTTGACGGCCGTGGCCGAGACGTTCACGGTGCTGGGCACCACCCTCGGTCCACTGTTGGAGAGCGCCCTTCAGGGCCTGTCGCCAGTCCTTGTTGCCTTGGCGGGCCCGCTGCAGGTACTGATATCCAGCCTCGGCACGGCCCTCCAGCCCATCATTGACGCGCTCGGGCCGGTGCTGCTGTCGGCTGCGACGGCAGTCGGGAGTCTGGTCGTCGCACTGTCCCCGCTGCTCCCTGTGATCGGGAACCTAGTCGCGTCACTGCTACCGCCGCTGGTCCCCGTCATCGACACACTGGCGAAGGCATTCTCCGACCTGGCGCCGTTCATACAGCAGGTAGCGGACATCATGGCGGCCACCTGGTCCCCGATCATCGCGGCACTGCCCGAGATCATCAATCCGCTGCTGGGTGTGTTCACGCAGTTGACCAGCACGCTCCTGCCGGTCCTGTCTGATCTGCTGGTTCAGCTCGCCCCGTCGTTCGCGCAGGTCGGCGGGTCCATTGCCCAGCTGCTGATCGCACTCGGCCCGCTGATCACCGACCTTGGCCCGCTGCTGATCGAGCGGTTCGCGATGATGGTTGCTGTTGCTGCGCCGCTGATCACGCTGATTGCCCAGTTGGCGGCGATCCTGGTCGATGACCTGGTCGGTGCTCTCACCAACGTGGTGATTCCTGCGCTCAGTGCCGTCGCTGACCTGCTGTCGGGCAACTTCTCGGGTGCTGTGACCGCTGTGGGGGCTCTGTTCACGGGGATCTGGACGCAGATCTCCACGACGGTTTCCAACGTGGGGACGTTCATCGCGAGATCGGTCGACGCGATCATCGGGATCTTCCGGAATCTGTATGACGTGCTGGTTGGGCACAGCATCATCCCGGATCTGGTGAATGCGATCGTGGCACTGTTCGCGGGACTGCCCGGGCGGGCGGTAGCGGCGCTGGGCGGGCTGGTTGGCAGTCTCGCCGGGGTAGCCCGGTCTGCGGGCGCGGCCATGCTGTCTGCGATCCGTAGCGGCCTGTCTGATGTGGTGGATGCTTTCAGGGGCCTGGCGGGCCGGGCGAAGAGCGTGTTCGGGAACCTGGGGTCGGTCCTGTACGACTCGGGGCGGTCGCTGATCCGCGGCTTCATCAACGGCATCAAGTCCATGGCCGGGTCCATATCCAGCGCGGTGTCTGGTGTCTTGTCGAAGGCGAAGGACTATCTGCCGCACTCTCCGGCGAAGCTGGGTCCGTTCTCGGGGAAGGGGTGGACGCTGTACTCCGGGCAGGCCATCTCTCAGGCGCTGGCGGAGGGTATTCGTAGTAATCAGGCTGTGGTGCAGGCTGCTTCTCGGGGGTTGGCGAGCAGTGCCCGTGTGCCGATTGTGCAGGCGTCGATGACGTCGATGGTGTCGCCTGTGCGGACGGGTTCGGCGTCGGGTGTGGTGGCGCGGCCGGTGGCGGTGGTGGCGGCGGCGCCGCGTGTCAATGTGGTGGTGAAGGTGGGGGAGAAGGTCATCACGGACTTGGTTCAGGTGATTGTGAATCAGGCCAGTGAGCAGCAGGCGCGGCAGCAGTTGCAGGGTGTGCGCCGGTAGCCGGCCACCAGTGGTCGGGTTGGCGGCCGGTGCGGGAGTGCCGTCCGGGCTGGCGGTGGGCGAGGCCGGCGGCTTCGAGTTGCTTCAGGGCGCGCCGGGTTTGTCGGGCGGCCGAAGTGCCGGTGTCGACCGCCGCGGCGAGGCCGGTACTGCTGATGCCGCCGGGGTGGTCGCGAAGTACGAGCAGGACGTGATCGCGGAGCACTGCCATGCCGGTCATGATGCTCCCGCCGGCGCCCACGCCGGGACGGCATGAGAAAGCCCCCGCACCGGACGTATCCGGACGAGGGCTGTGAGCGGGTGTTTGCCGGACGGCCACGTACCCCCTCTACCCCCACTACTTCGCAGGTCACAGGGGTCTACAGGGCCCTCTACGCCGATAGTGGCCCCCCTCTAGATCCACCCGCCGGGTAGCGGGGCCTGGAAGGGGGCCGAGCAGTGGGGAAGGTAGTGCCCTCCCCCCTCTACATCACGTGGCGCGGGGGTCGAGGAACTCGGCCGGGACGGCGTTCTCCAGGTCTTCGCGGCGGTATCCGGCGAGGTTCTTACCACCGATGTTGACCTGCTTCGTGGTGCGCTTCACCCCCGCGTCCTCCAGCTCCTTGGCCAGGCGCTCGGCGTCCCAGTCGCCGTAGTCCTCGTCGAGGTTCTCCAGCCGGGCCAGCAGGTCCGCGGTGTGCATCTTGGCGCTGTGCCGCATGACGGTGAGGCAGTCCGACAGCACCGGCGGGATGGTGTAGCCGGCGGCTTCGGCGGCGGTGGCGACGTCGCCCTGGGCGTCGCCGGTGAGCTGACCGGCGTCGACGCGCATCTGCCGGCCCTTGGTGCACATGGCGTTGAACTCGGCGGTGGTCAGCATGTCGTTCTTGACGGTGGCGAAGCTGGCGGGGCCGGTGACCAGAACGGTCACGCCGACGTGGTCCTCGGACAGCAGGGAGGCGTCGGCGCCCATGGCGGCCTTCCCGGAGCCGAGCACCATGTCGGATGACGTCTTGTCGGTGACCTGGGTGCAGCAGCGGATCGTGATGATCTCCCGGAGCTTGGTCGGCACCGACTTGGCGTCGGGCCGCTGGCTGGCGTAGTTGGAGATGAATCCGGCGGCCGGCCCACGGCGGGCGATGCGCGCGAGGTCGTCGACGACTTCCTCACGGGCCTTGTCATCCATCGCGAGGAACGCTTCCTGCAGCTCATCGACGGTCACGAAGATGAACGGCAGTCCGTACTTCTCGATGATCTGCGGAGTCAGCTTGCCCTCAGGGCAGATCGAGGTGGGCAGGCCCCGGATGATGGCGAAGCGGCGTTCCATCTCGGCGAGCAGCTCCTTGAGCATCGCCTTGAACGCCTCGATGGCGTCTTCCTCGGCGCCGAGGATCAGCCGGTGGGCAACCTGCCGCATCTGCAGCCAGTCCTGCCCGCCCTTGAAGTCGGCGACGTAGTGCCGCACATACGGGTCGAGGAGGCCCGCGGCGGTCAGCAAGCGCTGGGTGTAGGTCTTGCCACGCCGGGGCAGTCCGCCAAAAAACATCGACTGCCAGACGACGGGTACGGCGATGCGGTTGCCGCGGGCGTCCTGCCCGAACGGCACCGCGTCCCAGATGGAGAACCGGTCGAGTTTGACCAGCGGCGATGGCACCGGCGCAGCCAGGTACGGGTCGTCGTCGGCGACCCACAGCGACACACGTCCGGCGTTGCCGCCCTGGGCTGCGCGGACCCGGGCCATGACCAGTTGGATTTCGTCGACGCCGAGCTCCTGGGCGAGGACTTCCCGCTTGGCCAGCACGTCGGACGCGGTCTTGCCGCCGCCGCGGGGCATGTCGAACACGCACGCCCAGCCGTTGCCGTCGCGCAGCGGCCCCATGATGAGGCTGACCTTCGGCCCGTCGTCGTCGCCCTTGCCGGCCTTGAGGAGTCCGGCGGCGCGCAGGGCGTCGTTGAGCTGCTGGGCACTCATGTCGACGCGCAGGGGCGGGCACGCGTGGTCGAGGAGCTGGGCGTCGTTGCCGCGGCCGAGGTGGGCCAGGGGCACGGTGATGGCTGCTGCGATGCCGGCCTGCAGGAGGGGCGGGGCGAGGACGACACCGAGGGTGGCGGCGGCTACGGCGGTGGCTGCTGCTCCCCATCGCCAGCGCCTGGCTTCGGTGCGGGCGCGGTGGGCGGCCTGGTGGCGGGCGGCGAGGTCGATGTCTTCGGGTCGGGCTTTGACCTGGGCGGCGAGGGCGCGGACGGTGCGGGTGTGGTCGGCGGCGGACAGGACGGGCCACAGGCTGTGGGAGGCGCGGAAGAAGCCGCGGGAGGCCAGCCAGAGGGATTTGACGGCGTATTTGGGGGTGCGGATGGAGTGGTAGCGCAGCTGCCATGCGGATAGGCGGCACAGGGCGCTGGTGTGGGCGCGGATGAGGGCGGGGGTGCGGGCCCATGCGGGTAGGACGGGGGCGTCGGGGACGGTGAGCCAGTCGGCGAGGGGGTTGTCGGGGCGGTCGACGGCTTCGGTTCCGGCGGGGATGACCAGGCCCTCGAGGGGCTGCTGGTCGGTGGTGTCGGGCTGTTTGGCGAGGTTGATGGGTGTGGTGTCGGCGGGCGGGCGGAGCTGGTGGACGGTGCCCACGTGTGCCTCCGTGATGGTGTCGGTCATGATGAGAGCTCCGGTGCTCGTTGGGGTGCTGGGGCCCGGGGCGGCCGGCTGCTTGGCGGCTTGGCGGCCGCCCCGGGGTTGCTACTTGCTCTTGCGCTTGAGGGCTTGGCGTTCGATGCGGTCGACCTTGCGTTGCAGGTCGGCCATGTGGACATTGCCGCTGCCGTCGTCGGCGAGGCTGCGCTTGGCCATGCGGGCGATGTACCAGGCGAGTTGTGCCTTCTCACCGGCGGTGAACTGGGGCTTGTCGTCGGCCATCACTTGCCACCGCCCCGGATGTCCTGCCAGACCTGCCGCAGGACCAGGACGCAGATGGTCAGGCACACGGCGGAGACGGCCACGGCGACGGCACTGAGGGCGAATGCGATCAGGAAGAGGGAGCCGCCCATACCGATGGCGAGCCACTTCCCAGCCTGGCTCGACTGGCGGGGTGCCGGCAGCGGCACCGGCTGCTGCTGCGGCTGCGCCTGGATCGTCTGCGCGGCGGTGATGGCGGCGAGGATCACCGCGAACTGGTCGGACTGCCGGGCAGCCTCGACCGCGTCGGCGGTCGCCTTGTTGAGGTCGTTCACGGGGTCTCCTCAATGAGTTCGCGGCGCAGCGTGATCGCGTCGCGGCGGGACAGACCGAACTCCTCACGAAGCCGGTCGATGGTCGGGGGGCGGCCCGTCTCGGCGACCACCTTGCGGTGCAGCCGCAGGGCCTTGCGGTGCAGCTCAGATGGGCTGATGGTGACTGTCTCGGTGACCACTTGGCGCGCCGGTTCGGCGGCGGCGGTGGTCGCCTGGGACGACCAGACGGGGGCCCGGAACTCGATCGCGGGTACCGGTGGGGCGGTCGCCTCGGTGGTCGCGGTGATGGCCGGGAAATCGGTGGGCTGCTGGTCGTTGTCGACGCGCTCAACAGTCACGTCGGTGGTCGTCTCCGGCATGTCCGGGCGGGCGACGAGTGGCAGCAGTCGGGCACCAGCCGGGACCACTTCGGGCACGTGGTGCGTGATGTCAGCCTTAACATCGCGCACCGCCTCGACGGCGGCCGGTGCGGTGCCGAA